GCTGCTATGAGAGAACTAAAAACTATTTTTGATATTAATGTTTAATATATGTCACAAAATTCTATTGTAAAAACAAACCAATTTGAAATACAATCTTTAGTAATTTTATCTCCAAATCAAAATATAGAAATTGATATTCGTTCTATTTTTGAAGAATTAAATATACATGATAGTGTTTTATTAAATACAATATCTGGTGATATTATTATCACCGATTCTATTGGTGTTTTAAAGGGATTTGAATTTGATGGATTTCAATACTTATATGTTGAAATGTCAAAAACTGAAGATAAAAGATTTTCATATAAAAAATTATTTCATATTTACAAACAAAGTTTAAAATATACAATTAAACCAGGAGCTGTTTCTTATAGATTAAATTTTATTTCTGATGAATATACCACATCGGAACAAACAAAAGTTGCACAACACTATCAATTTCCTTATTCAAAAACAGCTCAATTAATTTTAAAAGACTATTTAAAAATACAAAAAGAAAAGTTTGGTCAATTTAGTGATTCAAAAGGTATCAGAAGTGTTATTATACCTACAATGACACCGTTAGATGCTATTACATGGTGTTCAAAAAGAGCTTTAGATGTAAATGATAAACCAACTTTTTTGTTTTTTGAAAATTCTGATGGTTTTAATTTTATGTCTCTGAATGATATTTTCAAACAAACACCTTTACATGACATTAATATATCACCAAAAAATATAGTAGATAATATGAACATTGAACTTTTTGGTACTAGAAATTATGAGGTCATTGATCAATATGATTTTATTCAAAATGTAACATCTGGTGTATTTGCAAAAACTGGAAGATTTTATGATATTTTAAACAGAACATTTAGAGAAATAAAAAGTGATTATTTTAAAGATCAAATTGGACTTACTTCTCTTAATCCACAAAAAAATGCACCACCAGCTAAAGTTAATGTGCATAATTTAAGACCAGAACAAGCTTATCAAAGCAAATATGTATCATATTATTACAATTCAAACCCAAAAGGTAATGAAGAATCTCCTGAAAAATGGTTGTTACAAAGAGAAGCTATATTTCAAAATTTGTTTGCTAAAAGAATTAGAATTGAAATGTCTGGTTTATTCACATACACTTCGGGAAAATTGTTGAAGGTGTTTGTTCCAAATTTTTCAGTAAGTACAAAACAAGATGAGGGTTTAAATCAATTCTTAACAGGCAATTACATGATCATAGCTACACAACATAAATTGAGAGCAGAAGGGCAAGAGCACACAACAATAATGGATTTGGTATCAGATTCAACTATAAATATTAAATAATAATGTTACTATCACAATCATATTTTGGAATTGGAATTGTTGAAGATAATAATGATCCTGAAAAATTTGGTAGGGTTCGTGTGCGTATATTTGATATTCATGGAAATGATAAGGTAAGAATTCCAACGGATAAATTACCATTTGCTCATGTGCTTCATGCTGCAAACAATAAGAGTAAATTTGAAACAATAGCCATTGGAGATTGGGTCTATATAACAACTCTAGATGGCCAAAATGCACAAGAAATTTTAGTTCTTGGTGTTTTACCTGGCTATGTTAAACCGATAACAACACTATCAACAACTGGAGTCACACCAGGCCTACAGGTATTTGATGATGGTTCCAGCATTCAAACATTGGATGATGGGTCAACTCTATTAACCGACTCTGATGGAAATATAACTTCCATAGACGCACCATAAAAAGAACATAATATGGCATTTATTGTAATAGACATAAGAAAAGAACAACAAGATGTTAGAGTAGCTCAATATGAGTTGGCTATTTCTAGAGGTGCGACGGAAGAAGAAGCACAAAATGCCGCAGCAGCTGCTAGTAATCTTGTTGGCGCACAACTTTTATCACAGATAGATTTGAGTAGTGGGCCTGTAGTTCCTATCAACCCCTATGATCCGTATTACACAAACCTTGTTGGTCAACAATATATTCCTACTGTGGATTTGACAGAAGATCAACAAAATATTAATCCAAATATATCTGGTGTAGGTGCTGCAGCATCAAATACTAGAGGTACAATTATATCTTCTATTAACCAACAACTCACACATGAATGCGGCACGACTCCGTACATTAGACAATTTGCAGGTTTCTGTCATGGCATAGCCCAACAAATTGCGAATGGTATCAGGTTTGCAATAAACAAAGTTTTAGAAGCTTTTGGACTAGATCCAGCCTTGTCTGGAATTGCTGCTACGATAAGAAGAATTGCAAATACAATATCAGAAATTGCAAATGTTGCTAAGTTAATTAACAAATTCATTAATGAGGTTGTTTTAGTTATTGCACAAATTAAGGCCTTAATTGAATATATTTTAAGTTTACCAGCAAAACTTCTCGCACTTTTCAAAAAATGTTTGCAAGAAGCTCAAGCTGAACTTACTAGAGCTATTTTTGATACACTTAATACCGGTACAGATAACCTTATTGGTCAAACAACAAGAGAACTTAGTAATTTAGCCGAACAAACACAAAGTTTGGTAAATGAAACCAATAAATTAATAGACGCTCCGGGTAGAATTATTTCTGGCATTGCTGATCCAGCTACACTAAGTACAAGTGAAAGAAACGATTTAATAATAAAACTTTTTCCTAATAATCCGCCACCAGATGAAGTGTTTAATTCGTTTGGTAATGGAGCAACTGCATAATCATGGCTGACACAAACACTACATTCACACCAGAAGAAGAAGCTCTATTAGTTAAAGGAGAATCTTTTGGTGGATTTACACAAAGACCAATTGGAATTGGTGAGTATCCGTATGTTACTGTTGAAGAAACAGCATCAGGCCATACAAAAATTGAAGATAACACTGTTGGTTCTGAAAAACTTGTTGAAATTCACCGAACTGGAACTTACACAGCAATACTTCCTGATGGATCACAAGAAAATAAAATTGTAGGTAGAAATGTTGTTATTGTTGAAAAAAATAATGAAGTAACAATATTAGGTGCTTGTAATATTACCATTCACGGAGATTCAAACATTGAGGTGAAAGGTAACAAATATGAAAGAGTTATAGGCAATTATATATTAGAAGTTCAGGGAGATTTTACAAAAACTGTTATTGGAGATGATAGCACCTCTGTTGGCGGTGATGCTAATCTTCTTGTTAGTCCAACAGGAACAGGAAAATTTAGAATAACCACAGGTGAAGCTGGGTCAGCTATTAATAGCTCTTTATTTGTTGATGGAGAAGTACAGGCTACATCAATTTCATCAAAAACATCCGTCACCGCTGGCACAGGAATTGTGGCTGGTATTCCAGGATCAAGTGTTACAGGATCAGAGTTTGCGGGAATTAGAACTTTAGGTGGAATCACAGTTGGTGCAATGACGCCAGCATTACCAGGTTGTGTTGACGCTGTTGTGAATGTTAAATCACCATTAATTACTGGTGTGCAAGTTTTAGATATTAGAGGTCCAATGGAACTAATAAGACAGATGTTCAATGGACATATACACCCAACTCCAAGAGGTCCATCGGGTCCTCCTATACCTTTGATGTAATGGAATTATTATGGCCGCAAATAGTGTATTCGCTCGTTTAAATTATAGTTTTGATGATAAAAAGTTTGGCGATAGCATTTATCTAACCGATCAAGCGAAAAAATTTCTAGAACTTGCTCCTCCTGATGTTACAGAATGGCAACAAAATGATATTGCTGATGATGTAGTATCAAGAAGTAGATATTATGTAAATCCAACAGCCGATGTTTGTTCTACACTTTTAGCTAATGCTAACATAATTTTTGAATCTGCTAATAGTGATCCAGCAAACACATTCACACAGACAGGTGCTGGTAATGCTGCTATGGATTTGGCAAATACAACAGCATTATTCATCACAGAAATTATAGCATTTAAGTCTCACACAGATAATATATCCGGACTAACAATTGCAACATCTAACAGCACAACAATTCCACAATTTGATTCGGTTGTTAGTATTGGCCAACAACTTTTAACTTTAACTAATACAACAGACGGCATCTCCAATTCAACACCAATGCTTGGTAGTTTAACTAGCCTGTTTATTGGTGACGATTTAGCTAATAATAATTTAATTATCCACACCGATAGGCTTGCTATGGATGCTGCCAATGTGGGTGGAATATCAAGTTTAACGGCAAATCAAATTAACCTTATTATAACTCATGTGCAAACAGCCAATACTTTAGTTAGTACCAGAAGATATCACGATTGGAATTTTTACGAAAAATCATATCAAATTTTAAGTGATTATTACTTTGTTAAAAAATTCACGAATATGGGTAACACAAGTACATATTTGGTTAATAATTTGATTGGAACTGACCTTATAAAGACTAATATTGCCAACACATAGAATAAATAGAACATGGCATCCTCAATAATCAATAGACAGTATAGTGATCTGGACCTGAATTTCACAATTCATCCAGTCAGAAAAGATATTAATAGATGGACAGATGAACAAGCTGTCATACATTCTGTTCGGAATCTATTGGTTACAAATCATTACGAGAGACCATTTCAACCGGACTTAGGTTCTAATGTTCGTAGGATGCTGTTTGAACCATTAGACAATATTACTGCATCAAACTTAGAAAGAGAAATAAGACAAACCATTAGTAATTTTGAACCTAGAGTTACAATAACAACTTTACAGGTTGCACCAAATGAGCAACAAAATGCATTTGGTGTATACATGGAGTTTGAAATTATTAACAGAACTGAACCAATAACAATAAGATTTTTGCTGCAACGGATAAGATAAAATGGCTAATAGACTCCGTGTAACGGAACTTGATTTTGATCAAATCAAAAATAATTTAAGAACATTTCTAAAACAACAATCTCAATTTCAAGATTATGATTTTGAAGGTGCTGGTTTAAACATTCTTTTAGATTTGTTGGCATACAACACACACTACAACGCATATTATCTTAATATGGTTGCCAATGAATCATTTTTAGATACTGCTATTCTAAGAGATTCTGTTGTGTCTCATGCTAAAATGTTGAATTATGTTCCATTTTCTTATACTTCACCTAAAGCTATTATTAACGTGACAATTGATTCCGGGACAACAACTCCTGAAGAAGTAACTATTCCTAAAGGTTACATTTTCTTATCAAATCCAATTGACGGCACATCGTATAGTTTTGTGACACTCAATCAATATACGGCTACAAAATCTGGCACATCTTTTTTCTTTGAAAATGTGGATGTGTATGAAGGACAATTAGCTACATTCAACTACACATATACTGAAATTGATAATCCAAAAGGCATCTTTATTATTAATGATACTAATATTGATACTAAATCTATTAGTATTACTGTTCAACCAAATTCATCAAATACAGCATCAAGCATTTATTCAAAAGTTGATGACATATTAGATGTTACATCTGAGAGTGAAGTTTTCTTCCTACAAGAAGGCCGCAATGGAAATTATGAAGTTTATTTTGGTGATGGTGTTGTTGGTAAAAAGTTACCAGACGGATCAATTGTTTCAATTCAATACCTGATAACAAAGGGTGATATTGCCAATGGTGCTGATGCATTTATTGGATCACAACTCATTGGAACATATTCTGATTTTACAATCACTGTTGCTGATGTAGCTGCTGGGGGTGCAATTAATGAATCTGTAGATTCTATTAAATTTTCAGCTGCAGCTCAATATGCTACACAAAATAGACTTGTCACTGTTAAAGATTATGAATCATATATCAAGAGTAAATATCCAAGTGTAGACAGTTTATCTGTTTGGGGTGGTGAAGATAATATACCTAAAGTTTTTGGTAAAGTTTATATTGCACTAAAACCAAAAACAAATTATTTTATTTCTGAGACTGAAAAACAAAGAATCATTGACGAGATTATTAATCCAAAAGCTATCGTTTCTGTGCAGGCAGAAATTCGTGATCCGCAATTTTTGTATATTCTTCTTGAAAATTCAGTTCAATACAATGCGAAAAAAACAGCCTTAGATGAACAAACAATTAAAAATAATATTAAACAAGCTATTTTGTTGTATAAAACCACAAACTTAGATAAATTTAATTCAACATTTATTCAATCAAAATTACAAGAAATTATTGATGCAACAAATGGCAATTCAATTGTTGGCTCAGAAACAAATGTTAGAGTACAAAAAAGATTTCAACCTAAATTAAATGAATCAGCTAGTTACAGGATTGAATATAATGTTCCGTTATTTCGTGGAACAACAGTAAACAAATTAACTTCAACTCCATTCACAGTGAATGACATTACTGG